AATTCCCGATTAGTGTCATGTAAATGTCTATTTCTTGAGACAGCTTTTTTTGCTTCTTTTTGCCCTGCAATCCCGGCGGTTGGTATATCGCCTCATGGATGACTATTTTTTCAATGAATGTTCTTGCAATTTCTGCCGTAAGTTCAGTGATGTCGGTGTATTTATCCACCAGCTTGATGAAGCGCATTATGTTTTCGGTATGTACCTTTGAAGTTTCAACATCAACTCGAAGGACATCGGCTTCTTTTGCTAAGGTTGCCTGTTCTTTTTCATATGAGGTGAGCATTTTTTGGAAGCGTTCATCTGATAGTTTTCCAGCTACATTATCTTCATAGAGGCGGTTTATTATGGCATCCAATTCAACGATGCGCGTGTCAGCCTTGATTAATTTGGACGATTTCGCTTTGAGGGCTTTGTCGGCTTTTTTGCTAATATCGGCTTTGGCTTGTTGGATAAATTTATCTTTATTTTCCCTAATCAGCGAAGTAACCGCTTGTATTTTTTCCAATACCAACTTTTCAAGTGCTATCCTGTTGACAGAGTGTCGGGTACATTTACCCCTTCCTCGCGCATAAACGCCACAAACGTAACATACATGATTTGGATTAAGTGTAGTGCTTTGTTGGATACGCAATCGTGCATTACAATCTGCACAATATATTATCCCGTTCAAAGCACCCATATCTCCCATCTTAGTGGGTTTCCTGCGAAAACTTCTCAATTTTTGAACAGCCTCGAAGGTTTCTGAGTCAATTAATGGTTCGTAATAGTCGTTGAACACGCACCATTCTTCTTTCGGACGCACAACGCGCTGTCTGTTTTTATAAGAAATAGTTGTGCCTTTATTCATTACCCTAGTTCCAATATAGCAGGGATTTATAGCGATGTCATGGATACGCCCTCCAACCCATCTTGGCAATTCATCCGGCAATGGAAGGTTTTTGTGCCTTCGCAGTCTAATTCGAGGAGTGTCAATCTGACGGAGGTTCAAATCATTAGCAATTACTGTCGTGCCTTCCCCTGCGATAATTCTGGAAAATATCTCACGGACAATTTCAGCGGCATGTTCATCCACAATTAGCCGCAAGGGGTCGTTTGGGTCGCGGAAATATCCATAAGGCGGCGTTCCTATTTTGCGCGTTCCGGCTTCCGCTTGCGCCTTTTTTACTGCACGAATTTTCTTCGAGGTGTCGCGGCAAAACCATTCATTAAAAACATTCCGAAAAGGTGTAAGGTCATTCTCCATGCCATTTTCAGAGTCTACTCCGTCATTTATGGCAATAAATCTCACACCATATTGAGGAAATGTCATTTCTGTATACATACCAACTTGGAGATAATTTCTCCCAAAGCGCGACATATCTTTGACAATTACAATTCCCACGTTTCCGGCTTCCACTTCGGACAGCATTTCCAAAAACGCAGGTCTTGAAAATGTTGAGCCGCTGACACCGTCATCCACGAAAAAGCGCGTATTAGGAAACCGTTTATCTGCGGCATATTTTGAGAGCATCTCTTTTTGGCTTACGATAGAATTGGAATCGCCCTGCTGTTCGTCGTCACGACTAAGGCGACAGTATAAAGCAGTTATTTTTTGCGTGTGCAAGTTTAGCACCCCTTCCTAACTTAAGGTACTACCATGAAGCCATGAAACCCCGCACACATCAAGTTAAATGGGGAATTTTCGGACTATTAAGTTCTTCCATCACGGCATTTTTTATAAGCCTAGTAATTTTTTGCTCGGCGGTTTCTTTGGCATCCTCTGATTGAAAAACATTCACTATGTACACGATATTATTTATCTTAGTTTCCGAAGTATCAATTATTTTTTGGGAAATGGAAATCCCTCCCATGTCCTTTGTTGCTATGTATATTCAGTATAATTTGTCCTCTTTCTTGGTAGCCAAGCAGTTATTGGAAATAAAAAAACGCACTCGACATAATGCCAAATGCGATGAATTATAAAATATTTATAAGTTGTATGTATGCGGCTATTTTAACAGCATGGCAGCTTCCTCCAAATCCTGTGCAAACAAGTGCCAACCTCGCTTTCCTTCTATCCGAAAATATATGCCATCCCCCATTATTTTATAGCACTTATCCCCAAACCGCTGGCGCAGAAGCCCTTTTATTTCCTTGCGCGTGGGTTCTCGGAAACATATAACCTTATACCGCTCAGAGCCAAACGTGAGCCAATAATCAAGCATCACCGACTTAGATACCCTATGCGCTTTAATGCCGCCAAAAAAGGCGCATATTTCGGCTGTGCTTTCAAATACACCTACGCAAGCCTCATCCTCGCGCATATTATAAACGCCATACCAGTGTCCGCAAGCCATGCCACCAACCCCTTCGTTTTTGGTGACACATTAATCCCTCAAACTCAGAATTAAAGCAAGCTCACAAAACATGGGGGTGGCTATATAAAAACATCCGCTGGGGGTGGTTTCCATACCGCCAGCGGATGCATAATTACATTTATATTTTTACGAAAGGAACAACAAAAACTCCCCAATAAATACATTAAATTAAATGTTATTTTTGAGTTGTATTTGTGCTAGGCACATCAACAAGCAGATTTTTTAGCTGTTTAAGAATCTCTGCAGGGTCGAGACCTTTTTCTTCAAGTGCTATTACTTGACTGGCTACTTCTTTCTTGCCTTCGGCAACAGCCGCAGTCCAAACTTTACCGCGAACTCTCTCTTCATGTGTCAACACCGTAACCACATCCTCATCTTCCTTAAATTCTTGGAAACTGGCACTAAATGTCTTTGCAATTTTCTTCACAACCTGATTTTGTGGGTCAGTAGTTATGCCCAAAAGAAATGAGGCTAATTCTCCAACAGGAGTGTTTTCTTTCGCCAACTTCGTTAAACTAACATACATTATCCCTGAGCTTTCGGGATGCTCCTCGCCTGATATTTCGTCTTTCAAAACATAACGAGCAATGGTCTTTCCGCGCAAAAGAGATTTTACATCCTCTGCTAAAAACCATATTTGGTTGGCAATCTTACCCTTGCTGTGTCCGATTCCAATTCCAAAATATTCAACAGAACGAATTTCTATTGGTGGGTCGGGATGTGCATCGTTTTGAAATTCGACATAGGTTATGGAAACTTTGCCCTCAGTCATTTTGATATCTTGTTCACGGAATTTGGCATTGGCGTTTTTATTAGCCGCAAGAAACTGGCGAAACTGTGTCCTTACATTTATATCGCCATCAATTGTTTTTAACCTTGTGTCGGGCTTCAGTTGCATATACGCCTCAATAATTAGGTTCACAGCCAAGCGCAGGGCTTCCCAATGCTCTGCATCTTCGAACGTATAGTTTAAAAACACATCATTCATTGGAAATATTGCCATATCTCCGTTCGGTAATTCAACATAGCCAAGAGGTGTATTATTTTTAGATGCCACAGTTTACCTTCTTCCAAATTAAGCGCAGATTTCTTCCCCACAATAATACCATAGGTTGGACGCTCTCTCAATATACCGAAGAAAAAAATATGCCACCACAGACAGACTATATATAATGAAGGAACAGCATCAGACCTTCCAATTCTTATGAAGCCGCAACAGCATATTTACAGTATTCCACACTTGTTGACTTGCCGGAACGCTGTCGGAGAAAAATCCTCCAGTAGACCCATCGCGGCTTTCATAAAAATGGGAACTTAACATTATCACTGCCTGTTCCGTGGTCGGTGGCATTTTATTCTCCGCATAAGAGCCTTCGGGTACACTTTGGAAGGTTTCTGCATAGCTGGTTGCCGCTGTGATGAACTGTTTAATGATGGCATCGTCTGCATCATGGGTGATGATTAAATTTGCCTTAACTTTTTCTAATAGCGTATCCATCAAGTACCTTCGCCCATTTGCAACACTTGAACTGCCTCCGGCAGAATAAGTTTCCCATCTACACGCTGGGTTGCTAAATATCCAACTTGCCCTGTGGTGGCATAGCGTTCAATCAAACGCTGGAACATCCGCGCTTGCCTGTCGGCTATCCAGTAAAATGAATAATCCCCAAACGCCAGCACCTTCGCCTCGGCTTCAATTGCCGGAACATATGACGATGTATATATCGGTCTGCCGATAATCATATCGGGAGTGCCTTCCTTAACAGAGGGTTGCCAGATATACTGTCCGTCTGCACTTTTAACCTTGCGTAGCATTTTTACAGTAGAATCATTGGCAATAAAACTCGCCCTTGCACGATATGGTGTTTTTAGTGAATAATAGAGGTCAATCACATCATCGTGGGTGATAATGGTTGCGCTGTCGGCAGTTTTGCCAACTTGCCCACCGCCTGTGTCAGCGAAAATGCCTGTGGGCTTTTTGTTTCCGTCACCAACAAAGAACGCCTCTTCTTCCTTTGCCCCAATACGCCGTGCAAATTCTCGCGCAATATATGCCTCAAGGGGAAACGCGCTGTCGTTTAATAATTCAGTAGAAACCTTAATCATCGTAGCAACTTTGTATGCATACAAGATAACTTGCCCAAATGTGTTGTCGCTTTCGGGGATTTCTTCGCCTTCTTCTACCCAAGCGGCAGTACCTTTTGTAGCCACAACAGGGATTTGTTTCTCCCCACTGGCAGTTTGAACAATATTAGCCAGCCGCCTAAAAATGTTCTCAGCTTCCAATGCCTCAATAAGCTGATGATTAAATTCATCCGGCACAAGGTAGCCGCCTTCGGTATCAACACCAACTTTTAGCGCATTACTGATTTCCTTGCCCCTAAAGGCATTCCAAAAAGCGGCATTGTACTCCGCAGAAGCATGACCCGTTTTGGGTTTTGGTGAACCGGGCATGGATGTAATAGGTATTGCAGTGATTGCAGAAATTTCATTCTCAATTTCACGCGCACGTTCGAGCCTTTCGATTTCCTTACCCATGTTCACAACATCATTTTCCATTTTGTCATATGTAGCCGCATTCTCAGCAGAAAGCCGCCCATCAGTTCCCCTGTTGGTGTCCAAAAATGCCTTTGCCGCTTCCCATGTTTTTGCACGTTTTTCGCGCAGTGTTAAAATGTCGCTCATGCCAGTGCCTCCATTCAGATTTTGTTTGGATATTATTGTTTCACGTTGTTCCGTTGGGATGATTATTCCGGGTTTGGTGTTATTGTCAGTACCTTGCATTTTGTAAGATGCTGATAACTTCCCTGCGGGTGCGGAAACCGTGCCTGTATCGCCGCCCTTTTTTATCTGAGCCAGTAGGGAATTAAGTACCATCCTCGGACTGTACGAAGCCGCAACATTGGGAATATCCAACTTATTTACAGCTTCGTCTTGGTACATAATCTCATCAGCGAAACCCAATGCCACAGCAGTCTGTGCTGGCATATTCGTTTCCGCATCCATCATGTGGGATAACTTCACACGCGAAAGCCCTGTTTTTATTTCATACGCATTTATGATAGAATCTTTCACAGAATCCAACAGCCGCTTTGCTTTTAACATTTCTTCGCTGTCACCCATAGCAATAGTGCTGGGATTATGTATAAGAATATGCCCCACAGGGGAAATCATTACTTTATCACCAGCCATAGCCACCATGCTTGCGGCACTCGCCGCCATTGCATCTATTTTCACAGTTACATGATATGGATACTCCTTGAGCATGTTGTAAATTGAAGCCGCCGCAAAAACGTCACCACCGGAAGAATTAATCCAAACGATAACATCGCCCTCGCCGGAATATAATTCACTGCGAAACTCATCTGGTGTAATTTCATCCCCCCACCATGTGGACTCCGATATTGCCCCATCCAAATATAGAGTACGAGTTTCATCTTCATTTTTTACCCAATTCCAAAATCGCACAAATTAACCTCCGTTCCGTTTTCTGTTTTTCCTGTTTGATGAACCATTGCCATTGTCGCTTCCATTTCCGTTGTCTTTACCATTATTCTCATACTTTTTGTACGCCGCACCGACATCTCGGAGGCGGCTCATGTTTCCATTAATGACAAAAAGAAACCCACCTTCTTCCTCCGGGATTTCATTCAAATTTTCCAACTTGCGAACATCGTTAGGACATAAAAACCCATTCTGTATGCCGATAGAATATCCCTTCATCCGTGTTTCATAATCACCGCGCAATAATCCATCCAAGTTAAATTTTATGTACATCTTTGGCTTTTCAGAAGGCAATAACAAACTCTGCCACATAGCCTGTTCCCAACGAGTCACCCAAGGATTTATACAATATTTGACAAATTCCAGACTCTGTTGTTCTATATTGTTGAAGGATGACCGCTCCAAATCTCCAATCATATGTGGAGGCACTTGGAATATTCTTGCAATCTCTCCCAACTGAAATTTGCGCGTTTCAAGAAACTGTGCCTGTTCCGGGGGAATAGAAATTTGCTTATATTTAAGCCCATCGGTGAGGATTGCAACTTGGCTGGAGTTTTGTGTTCCCTTGTGAATTGCATCCCATGTATTTCGTAATCCGGCGATTTTATCATCTCCAAAATTACCGGAATGTTCCAATATACCGCTGGGTGTTGCCCCACTGGAAAAGAAGGTCGAGCCGAAATCCTCTGCGGCGATTGCCATGCCGATTGCATTTTTCGCCAGCGCAATGGGGGAATAACCAATCAGACCATCGAAACTTAAACCGGGGATATGTAACACATCCTCACGGCGCAGAATGATTGCATCACTTTTACCCTTTGCCCCTGCCTCGTCACGGTCGCGCCAATACGTATAATATATTTCGCCTTTGTCATTTCGGCTGACATCCATTTTGTTTGGCAGAAGCGGATATATAGCAACTACTCGCCCACCACCATCACGCAGAAGCTGGGCATATCCATTTCCGTAAATCAATAAGTGCGACATAAGCGTTTCTCTAAACGAAAAACTTGTCATTTCGGGATTTGGAGCATGATACAGCAAATGGTAAAGCGGATGTTCAATTGCGGACTTAGAGCCGCTTCGGTCGGTGTTGTCATAGCTGTACAATTTTAGCGGCAAACTGGCGATAGCTTCGGAAATCACGCGAACACAAGCGTAAACTGCGGCAGTTTGGAGTGCGGTCGTTTCATTTACTATTGCCCCTGCTTTCGAGCCGCCCCAAAAGAAGGTGCGGCTGGTTGCGAGGCTGTTGGTTACTTTATTATCATCGTCTTTGTTTTTTCGGAATCTTGAGAAAAAGCCCATATTCTTCACCTTAACTTTTCATGCAAATTTTTTCACATATCCAATGCAAGCGATTATTCATTTACCTACACATATATATGAAGAAACGGACACGCATATGCATCTGTTTAACTTGTAGGAATAGGCTTGGTGACACCATCGCGAGTGATTGTATTATTCGCCCAATCAATAACAACTGAGCCACCGCTTTGTTTTTTCTTCTCTTGCAATATTGCCCTGCGGAGTGACATAAGAGCCGCAACTGCGCCATCTATCCGTTCAACTGCCCGTTTTTTATCGGGTCTGATGTTTCCCGACTCATCCATCCTAACCACGACATTATCAAAATTCCAACGCAGAACTGGGTTTCCACCATGTGCAAGCCTACCTTCCAAAACCGTCCGCATCATATCTTCACAAGCAGGGGACATACTTTTGAAGTTCTGCCCAAAGCGGTTCATTTCAATGCCGTCATCCTCCAACTTCTGCCGTAGCTGTTCAGCACCCCAATCATCAAAGGCAATTTCCTGTATGTCATAAATTTGGTTCAAATCTTCAATCGTTTTCTGAATAAACCCATAATTGATAACATTTCCATCTGTAGTATGTAAAAATCCCTGTGCCTTCCATTGGTCATAAGGCACTTTATCTTTATCAACACGTTTCTTCAGCCCGATTTCGGGAATCCAAAAATATCCCAACATTTCATATTTGCCACTTTCATCATCGGGATTTTCCGGGGGAAAGGTAAGAACAAATGCAGTGATGTCTTGGGACTTCGATAAATCCAGCCCACCATAACATCTGCGACCTTTCAGCTTTTCCAAAACCACAGGAGTTTTGCATGTATCCCATAATTCCATAGGCATCCAGCGTGATTCCTGTTTTACCCATTGGTTCAAATTTAAACGTCGGAATTTATTTTCATTACTTTCGTTCAGACGAGCATCGTTAAATTCAGCACGGAAGCCGATGGGGTCAATAGTGACACCAAATGACGGATTCACCCTGCGCCATACTTCCTCCGAAGCCCAATCATCGTCCTCGCTTGCGGCATAAATAACAGGATAGAACGTAGGGTCAATAAGTTTTCCACGCAAAATTTCTTCAGCTTTCTGATACTGCTCCCAACATATGGAATGGCGGTCAAACCCTGCTGTTGTTATAATAAATGTCAGAGGCTGTTCACGCGCCAACCCTGAGCCGGAAGTTACAACATCAAAAAGGTTGCGGTTTGGCTGTGCGTGTAGTTCGTCAAATATAACACCGTGGGCATTAAGCCCATCCTTGGTGTATGCCTCGGCACTAAGCACCTGATAAAAAGAGTTTAGCGGTTTGAACGTCATTCGTTTTTGTTGCACATTTAGCTTTATATGCTTTTTAAGTTCGGGAAATTGGTTGACCATATTTTCCGCAACATCAAAAACAATACTTGCTTGTTGCCTATCAGTAGCACATCCATATATTTCCGCTCCGTATTCCATATCCATGCAAGTGAGCAACAGCGCAATCGCGGCGGCAAGTTCGGACTTCCCATTCTTTTTAGGCAGGGCAACAAAGGCTTTGCGAAACTGGCGGCACTCGTCATATTTGCGGACGATGCCGAAAAGGTCGCGTATAATACGCTCTTGCCAATCCATCAAATCAAAAGGTACACCGCGCCACTTGCCTTTGGTATGCTTGAGTTGGTTGCAAAAATGAACCGCAACATCTGCGAATTTTTCCTTGTACATGGATGTTGGTGCTTTGAAATGGCTGGGTTTATAATTTTTTAGTCTTGGAAATTCTATCACTAGGTCAACCCCCTATAACGAACGACACACAGCCCCATATATGCAGGGACTGCGTTCGGAAATTTGCGCTATTATATTTTATTTCACATGGGACACGTTGATGATTATGCTTGGTGTTTTATGTTTTGGTTGCTAACTTTCCCATGTATGTTGGAATTTTCCCGGCGGACTCTATCCATTCTTTTGTGACACAAGCCAGCAAATCTCCAAATGCTGAGTTGAACTCTCCATTGTTTACGGAAATGAGTGCGACACCGTGGCGTTCCGCTTCGTCTGCAAATGCCCAAAGCGGATATGCACCTCGCACAATGCGTGAAAAATCTTTGACAATTATTGCACCAATACTGCCGTTTGCCATGCCCTGCCGAATTTCACACAAACTCGGTCGGTCATCAATTTGCAAACCGCTGAAGCCATTGTCCACATATACCGATATATTATTGTAGCCATTTTCTGTGGCGTATTGCAGAAGCATAGCTTTTTGGTTTGCAATAGCAACATCGCACATTTTAGCAGTACGGCAGTATAAGACGGTTACTTTATCACTCATCGCCATCACCACTATTTTCGTCATAATTGGGATTATCCACAGCTTCATAAATTTGGTATAAATCTTCAAAAGTGAAGAAGCCCGATTTATATAGTTCTCGCTCAAAAATGGTAATATGGACGCTTCTGCCAGTGGATTTTTCTGACAAAATACAGGGTCGCCATTGTCCGCCTCCGTTACTATTGTTCATCGCCGGACACCCCGCTTTCTTCTTCGGCTGTGTCGGCAATTATATCGCCCACGTTTGCGCCTTTTTCATCGGCAGGGGTTTCATCCGCAAGGCTTTCTTCTGCGGCTTGTGGCGCGGAAGCGGTCGCAGTGACCGCTTTGTCGGGAGTGCCATATCGCCAGCTTGAGTTTCCGCTAAGATTAGCACCCATCAACTTCCGTATTCTGCCATACTCTCCTCCGATAAGCCCCAAGCCCAGCAAGTATACGCGAAGAGCAAATTTTTCATTATCGTATGACTCTTGAGGCTTGGCAGTAACACGCTTCTTTTCCTTTGCTGTGGTGCAAAGCGCGGAAATTAGCTGTGCGTAAGCCATAAGGTCATCGCTGTGTTCGGCTCTAAACCAAGGGAACTCCACACCATTTTGCAAAACCCTTATGGGCAATGCGTCCACACCAAGTGCTTTTTTGAGCAAGGTTTCCTTGGAAAGCACAAGTTTGCAAAGTATATCCAAACGCTCCGGCGTGAACCCATCCAGCGGAACTGTTATGGAAATGGTGTCCGTTTCGGCAGCTTCTTCCGACGCAGTTTCCATTTTCGGTCCAGCTTCTGTTTCAAAGTCTGGTCCGGCGTTTTCTTCCATGTTGGTTTCCTCTTCGGGCAAATCCCCCGCATCGGTCGCTGTTGGCACAAAACCCTGCTCGGCAAGGGACACCAGCAGTTCGTGCGAAAACTCCCCTGTGCCTGTGCCGTGCTTGTCGATGTGAATATACCCGATGCTGTATGCGTATGTCGGAGTTTTTAAGTAGACCGCCTTTGTTCCCAAAAATTCGCTTATTGCGTTTACAAGTTCCTTGCGTTCTGCGCCTGTTCTTGCAAAAATGTATTCGCCCATTTTGTTGCCCCCTATTTTTTACTCGCGCCGTTTTCCTGCGCAGTAAGGACAGTTTAAAGGGTTTTGGGGACACCAGCAATGCGATGTTAATGGCACTCAACCCATGATTATGACTGGCTTTCTTCGGTTTCTGTGCTTGTTTCGGCTTCCGTTTCCGGCACTGCTTCCATAGCTTCATTAAATGACATACGCTTGCCATCACGAACAAGATAAATACCGCTGTCGGTGTTCTGCATTTTAGCAAAACGAATCGCAATAACATCACAATACTTGGGGTCAAGTTCCATCAAATGTGCAGTGCGGTCGGTCTGCTCTGCCGCAATAAGGGTCGAGCCAGAGCCGCCAAATAAATCCAAAACCAAGTCATCTTTCCGAGAAGAATTATTTAACGCCTTCGCCACCAACTCAATGGGTTTCATGGTAGGATGTTCAATACTTTTCTTGGGTCGAGGAATCTGCCATGCATCGGATTGATTTCTATCTTCCAAATGAACAAGCCGCCCTGCGCCTTCGCGCCAACCGTACCAGATAAATTCCGTCTGAGTATGGTAATCTTTTCTACTCATGACATGGGTGTCTTTTACCCAAGTGATGGTACTGCTCCAGTGAAATCCAACTTCCTTTGCCGCATATTGCAATGCACCAAACTCCTGCGAGGACATCACTATGTACGCAGGTGCGCCGGGTTCACAGGCAGATTGCGCGGATGTTAATAGCGCAACAAGAAATTTATAAAAATCATCAGCCGACATTTTGTCGTTCAAGATTGACCGCTTCTTCCAACTTGGGTGTTCCGAGCCGCCGAAATCAACATTCCACGGTGGGTCGGTGAACAAAATTTTGGCTTTTTTCCCAGCCATTAACTTCAAAACTTGGCTAATGTCCGTGGAATCCCCACACATGAGCCGATGTCGCCCGATTTCCCAAACATCACCAAGTTTTGTAACAGCAGTTTCGATTGCGGCAAGTTCCTCTGCCGTGCTAAACTCGTCTTGGGTGACACCACCGCTTTTACGATTAAGTTCTTGGAACAGTTTATCCATTTCCTTTTGCTCGAAGCCTGTCAGTTCAAAACCCATACCGCTGTCATCCAGTTCGGTGAAAACCTTTGCCAACTTCTCCAAATCCCACTCGCCGGAAATTTTGTTCAATGCGACATTGAGTGCTTTTTCCCGTGTTTCGTTCATGTCTACAACAACGCATTCAATTTCCGTATACCCAAGTTGCACCAGCACCTTCAAACGCTGATGACCGCCAACAATAAGCCCTGTGCGCTTATTCCAGATAATAGGTTCTACATAGCCAAACTCCTCCACAGAACGCAAAAGTTTTTCATATTCGGTATCGCCGGGTTTAAGGTCAAGGCGCGGATTATATTTCGCCGGATTCAGCTTGCTCACTGGTAATTTCTGAATGTCCATAGAGTTCATAAGGCGGTTCTCCCTTCGGTTTTTTGCGCTGGCGTTTTGCCGCCATTGAGAAAATCATATCTTCTTCGAGATTTTTAACATTCAGCTTTTCGCTGTTTCGTGCAATTACATCCCAAATAGGAGTCCAAGTTGCCAACACATTTTTTTGCATCTTGAGCATTGCCTCGGTAAAGCTGGTTATATAAAATTCGTCAGACTCATTTTTTCGCCCTGTTTTTTGTCCCACGGTAGCCATGTATGACAACTCGTATTGAGCGCAAATGAGGTAGTAACGCGCCATTGCATAATCTGCAATTAAATCCGGGGAAATCAGCTTTAGGCAGTCCGTGGGTTCGAGGACTTTCACAACTCGGTCAAATATCTCCATAGGCGAAGATAGACCCCTGTGGGATTTTTCCAGCTTGGGAAAATAATGCGGTGGTTCGATGGGAACGCCGCCTGTGCCTGTGAATTCCAATTTCGTCAAAGGTCTTCTGCCGGGATTGCCATCTGCAAGTTTGTCCGATAGACTCTTGGGCTTCCGTCCAGCACCCTTCCTAGCTCCTCCGTGTGGCATAATCTCACATCCTGTCCCGATTTTTAATGAAATCGCAGTTGATAAAAAAATAATATGCGCTTTTTTCATGGAAGTTGCCTGTACGCAAAAAAATTTGTCGCATTGCTTGACCGATTTTTGGAATATTGTGTGCGTGTGCGGAAAATTTGCCCCTGATGCCTTCGATTTGCCGAGCCGAGACCGCCTTTGTCTCCGATTTTGCCCCTTGCCGCGCTTGATTTCCGCATCCGCGCCGCAAACTTCCCCCGACTGCGCCGATTCCGCACCTTGTTGCCGCCGCCGCTCTCGACTTCGCCCCCTGTCCGCACTCGCTTTTTTGCGTTATGCCCCCACGCTATATAAAAAATTCTTTTTTTCCGCGCAAAAAAGCCTGTACAAAAGTTGAAATAGGCTGGATAATGGTTTCAGATTCAACTTTTCGGTATGTTGTACAAGAAAAAAGCCCGTAGATATCGGCTTCTACAGGCTTTTTAGAAAACTTGAAATCGCGCCCCCAATGCGTGAAACCCTTGGGCGGTGCTTAGGGGAAAGGTTGGGAGGATGTTGATACCCCTACCGTTTCACGGAAGAGGTTGGGAAATAATTATGTGTTTTGGTATACTAACACTAGACAAACTCATATCAAACTCACCTTGTCTTGGTATGGCAAGACTGGCAAAGGGACACCAAATTATCTTCGGCATGAGTACCACCCTCATCAAGCGGAAGGATATGGTGTACTTCGGCAACGGGAACATAAAACCCACGTTCTAAACATTTTTCACAAAGTGGATGTTTGTTCACATATGCAGTTCTAACCTTGCGCCAGTGTGAACCGTAATACAAACTATGATTAACACGATTGTATTTATCATACTCATGGCTGGCTTTGGTTTTATGTTCAGCACAATAGCGACCTTCTCGGATGGTGTTTGGGCAGTTGGGATAGGAACAAGCATACTTGGCTTTCATTGGCATAGGCATCCTCCTGTCG